ATTTAACGCCTCATTTGCGCTAAACTTATTTATTGCCATTTTATCACCCTTTTTTTAGGTCGCCATTGAAGCACTTAGCTTGTGCGTGAACAGGCCGTTAAAATTGATTATAACAGGGCTAAAAGCTCTTTCTTTGAGTCTCCTCTGTTAAAATCTACATCATTCTCAGACATCCACTCTCTTATGTCGTTAATCTTCCACGCCATAGTAGGTTTTGCTTTTTTTGATGCTTTTACTTCAACTGCGCCACTTGCAAGCAGATCCACGCAAGTTTCTTTTCCCACATCTGTGGAATCATCTACTTGGAACGATTCTTCTTCATTAGGCCATTTAAATTTTCTCATATTAATCCTACCTAAAACAGGGGCTGTTTAAACAACCCCTGTCGTTCAGTTATTAATTAACTTGCGTTAGTAAACTTGTATCCTCTTATGTTATCAGAGTCATCAAGTAACTTCACTCCGTATAACGTGTGGGCGACGAGCTTGGTGCCTAAAAAATCAATATCGTACTGTTGCTTAATGTCAATATCCCTCTGAACTGCCATTGCACACGCTGACTTATGATAAATTACTCCAGATACGTTTGTGCCACCTGTACTCAATGAATTACTCATTAAAACAGGCATCCCCATAAGTCTCCCTACAACACCTGTTAAAGCAGGGCTATTCCCTGAATTAAAACCTGTGATGTCTGCCCTTACAAAGCTTGCACCAAAAGTACCAGCAGGATTAAGCATATCAGCATACAATGTTGGATTTACAACAAAGTAAACATCTCCAGACGTATAATCAATGTCATTCTCTCCAAGATTTGCTATAGCGGCCTCAAATTCTGCGGCTGTTATCTGATCATCTGTTGTTAAGGTTGCGCCTTGGTTTACTGTGATTAACTGAGCCGCAATATCTGAATCAACTTGCTTAGCAAGCGCATGCCCCATAGCCTTCGTGTAAGCTGAGATTAAATCATAGCTTGACTGCACCTGTAATACGTCAGTAAACATTTTTGCACTATAGTAGTGCTTGTCAATGCTAAGCTGTGTATTTGTTTCAGCAGGAGCAACGTAACTTATTTGCGCTCCATCGGTTAAGCTTGATGCTGACATTTTTGCAATTTCAGGAATGTGGATTGTGTCTCCACCATTTTGAACAAGAGAAGAATAGTCTTCTATTGTGTTTTTAAATACTAGTCTTTCAGTAAAGTATTTATAGATTAAATCGCCCCATAGCTCAGGCAAAAAATCCTGAGTTACGCCTGTATCAAATATAGTTCCAGAAGGTGTTGCCATTCTATCCTACCTTTTATTTTCGTGCAGACTTTCGATCATAGGCCTTTAAAATGTCTCCAAAATTTGTCCTTCTAAACTTTTCATCTTCTTGCATAAAACTGTCTAGATTTACATTTGTATTAGTACGCCCTTGCACAGCCTCGGCTGGGTTGGATACGTCAGGAGCTTTTGATTGCCTTACGAAATGTCTTAATTGTTCTAAATTCATATTTTCATAATGCACTCTTTCTTCTTCAGGAATAGACTCCATCAATGCTTCCCTTTGCGCCATCTCTTGTTTTTCGTAGGCTGTCAATTTGGTTTCCATTGATTTGTTCCTCTCTCTTAATTCTGCTATTAAGTCGTCTTTTTTTCCTTCAGCAATTAGCTTAGCCTGACGATCTTCTTCCGACTTTATTGAAAGTTTATCGTTTTTAGCCTCTGCTTCTTGCGCTCTAGATCTCAAAGACTGAGAGTATTTCTTTTCCTTATGATATAGTGCCTCGTAATCTACTTCGCCCTCTGGCGCTGTAGCCTGAACGTTCTGTTCATCAACTTGTGTTGTTTCTTCAGCCATCTGGCTTATCTCCCTGCTTTTTTCATATATGAATATAACCTTAAAAATTTTTTTAAGGGAAACACTTTTTTTACTTGTATTGTATGTGTTTTATATGTTATAATTGTTTTATGTGTGATTGTTTAGTTAAATTAGTAAAATAACGCAGGAAGTGCTAAATTATGGCTATGCCGTCACAAGAAAGTTGCTTGACTTGCAAGCATATAAATAAAAGAACTCTTAATAAGTGCAAGGCCTTCCCAAAGGGGATTCCTTTTATGATTGTTTCAGGAGGGATTCAGCACACTAAGCCAATAAAAGGCGACAATGGCATTATATATGAGCAGGATACTGAAGCTATGTATGGAGACAAAGCTTAATCTGTTATCGCAACAATATTCTCTTTACTTAACATTATAAAATAGTCATCAAGTAGCTCAGGATGGGCTGTACTAAAAACCTTTTCAACTATCAAAGAATCATAGCCTTCATCTAGCAAAAACTGTCTAAAAGTATCAGGAAACATGTCGCTATTTGGCGTAATCATTGCCGCATCATCAAGCCATGCGATAACATCTTTATTGCCAGCAACATATTGCTTGTCTAACCATTCATACCATTTATTACTTGTTTCCATTATTTCTTCAAAGCCAGCCCTGTCTTTAGCTGACATTTTCTTAATCCAATCATCGTAATCATCTTCCATCATCATAGAAAATCTCTGCTTCCATTTGTTATCAAGGGTTGCAGGAGGCCTATTTGGCATTTTATAAACGTTTTCTGCAAAATCTTTTCCGTGCTTTGAAAAATACCTTCCATAAACTCTTTTTTTTGCAGAAGTCCAATATTTTTCAAATCCTTTGTATACTGTCCCATCCATATTAGTCGGAACTGCCCCCATAATCATTTGTTGAAAATCATCTCCAAAAACAGTAAAAGGTTTTTCTGCTTTGACCATTGTTTTAATAACTACCCCATCCTGAGCAAATATGGAAGCTACTTCTTTTTCGCTTTTTGTTACATAAGCTCCGTTTCCATAAAGCTTACCTGTTCTGCCTTTTGTTAAATCAAAGCCATTTTCTCTTATACCTTTTGCGCCTGCTTGTGTAGTCCCATGATATGTAACCCCTTTTACTTTACTGTTTTTACTCCATGCAACGGCTTCTTCTGTTGTCATTGAGGCTTTCCATTTTGTTGCTGTTGCCGTAGGTTTTTTAGGCCTTGCCGTTGCTCCTTTTTCTGACAGTAACCCTGTTTCTCTTTCTACCCTTGGGCTAATCTTACCACTTGCATCAAGAATACAATAACAATGACCCTTGCAAACAGACCAACCTGTTCCGGGCAACCCCTCAGATTCCCACTCTTTTAATGTCTTTCTAAGGCCTCCTCTGGGCGCACAGTCTTGACATATTTTATGGCCTGCTACAGTTACCCATGTAAACAAAGTATTTTCATCTGGATCTAATGCTTGAAACTGCCCTGCTCTTCCAGATTGGTTAATGCCTTCAACCAGAGACCCTTTTATAGCGTTTCTGATCTCTCCAAAAACAGCGCCTCCTGTGTTCATGTCTGTTAAGAGGCCTGCTTTTATTGCCTCCATAGAAATTCCTGCGGCTGTTTGCGTTTGAACGGCTTTCCTTACTCTAGAGCTAAAAACATCTGCATCAAAAAGCATTTTCCCCATTGCCTGATCTAATATTTCTCTGGCTTCTGGAGGTAACGCTGAAAGCCCTTTTAAGACATCATTAAAATCATCCCCAAATAGAGCAATTAATTCCTGAGTAGTGGCCATTATTTTTTTAAAGATCGAGCAAGTTTAAACAGGCTCATTTCTACAAACTTTTTATATTGAGTCCCATTTCTTTGCATTTCTTTTGTGATGCCAAACCACTCTCTTTTAGGCACTTTTTTATTTGGAATCATTGAAGTTAACCCTGTAGTAAATCCTTCATTATGATATACTCCATGCTCTGTAAGCATTAAGACCTGAGAAACTAATTTGTTAGGCTTAGCAGGATTTATTTTTGTATTCCTTAGCTTTTTTTGCCTTGCCCCCTTCATTGTATCCAAAGGAGTAAATCCATGCCTGCGTTGGTTTCTTATTCTGAGCGTGGTCTCTGTTAATTTCTCGAATTTAGCGCCTTTAATGTCTGTTTGAGTGTCTATGCCCCTTTGTAAAGATTCGTTCTGATATCGAGCCATATCCGTAAGGGTTTCCGCAATAATCCCTTTGATCTTATTCCCTGCTTTTGCAAAACTATAGTTCCTGTGAGACTTTAACATTCTGGATCGTTTTGTATGCCTCTAAAAGCTTTTTTCTTCCCTCCATCATAAGTATAAGCATGGCCTTCATCTATTAGCATGTCATTTACGCTTTTTTCTCGACCCTCAACAGTCAAAACACCTAATACTCTTCCATACTTACCAATGCCCATAGACTTTAACCTAAACTTACCCATATTCTCACTTAAAAGCTCTTTTGTCCTTGCTTTTGCAAGCAATCCCTTTGCTTTCTCTTGTTTATCCCTTGTCCTGCTTTCCCATGTATCTACGCCATGAAAACGTATTCTTTTTTTAATCCAGACAGTCATTCCTAAATCAATCATGGCATCAACTGTGTCACCATCTACAACCCTTATAAGCTCTGCATCATATTCGTACATTTAATTTCTCCCATTTATACGACTCATAGCGCCTTTAAGCTCCATAAGAACATCTGTGACATCATTTAATTCTGAAATCATTTTTTCGTGTCGGCGTGTAGAATCAGAACTTTCAGAGTTCCACCTATCCACAAGCTTAATTGTTATAGATTGAGTGTTATCTATAACTGCCCCCATCTTGGCTAATAACTGTTGAATATCTTCTAAAGACTGATCCTGTTTTTTTTGCGACTGCATTAAATTCATAATGAGATACACAAACAGCCCCACAATAATCGCTACCGCTCCATATTCTGCATATAGGCTAAACATCTCTTCCATTAATTACTCCTTTCCTTACCTCGTTTTTTCTTCCATGAAAACGGATTTAATGATACATCTCCGACCTTCACTAATTCCTTTTCATACCATTTAACTGACTCTTCAAGCTGTAAGATCCTTTCGGCTTCTTCTTGTTCATGCACCGCAATTAAGTCTTCTATATACTCCTTATGCTTTGCAATTTCTTCCTCCATTTTTTTTATCTTCATTTGATACTGATAAAAAGTAACTGTTAGTCCTACAATTAAAGCTATTAACTGACAAAGCCATTTGATATTTATTGTTAAAGAAAACGAATCCGATCCAATCGTTTGACCCTTGAAGCTCCTTGCTCCATTTTCCATATCTTTGCTCACTAGATATTATCCAAGTCATAGCCGCAGACCTCCCAACCCCCTCCACAGGAATAAAGCGAAAGGAAAAGCACTACAATTATGCACCATCCTATAATAAGCAGTATTTCCTTTGTTATGTGTTTCATTTGTTTAATTTGCCAAATTTAGAGCCTGCTTTATATGACTCAATAAACTTTGGAACGTTCCTTGCAAACTCAAGCTCAATAAAGTCAAGAGCGTACTGCCGAGGGTCTTTAATAACCTCGTCTATATCCGCCTGAGGAACATCTACTTCGATATCGTTAAGCGTTTGGATCTTGATTAAGAAGTCTATTAAATACTGATCGTTCTTGTTGCTCTGCTTCTTGCCCTTGGCCATTTTCTTCCTTGTTTTTAGCGATAAGCTTTTCAGCTTCAGCTTCAGTTAAATGTTTATTGTATTTTAACAACAGATCTTTTTGCGTTATTAAATTATTTTCTAACATAAAATTATCTATTGCAATTTGATCTTGTGCCGACATAGGATAATCTGGCTCATTAAACCTTAGTCCCATTTCATCAGGAAGCTTAATGTTATTTGCTAACGCAATAGCTTTTTCAATCTCGTATAAATCTTTCTCATACATCTCCCACAGTTCCACATCATCCTGATAGTCTTCAAATCTTTCTAAGTCTTTAATTTTTAAAGCAACTCCACTAGAAGGCCTGTCGCTCTTGCCGTCTTCTGCAAACGTAATCCATAAATGATTATTCTGGGCTGTTAAATCAAGGATCGCCTTTACTAAATCAATGCACTCCCTGACGTTTGCTTTTGGACTTTTAATATCCATTTTAGCTCCCTCTGGAACAACCATAATCTCAGAAGATCCTGCTCTCATTAGCTTTTCCTCTTCATACATACCTTCTATAACGTATTGCCCAAACATCTGGAACCTCATCCCTAAAGATGCCTCTGTTAACAGTATATTTATTGATTCATTTGCGGCGCAAATATCATGCGCTCCTGTTACAAAAAACTCATTCAGGTTATGCTCCCTATGAGTAAAAAGAAAAGGAATCACTCCATAGTTATGATCTTGCTCAAAGATAACGTTCCCATCTTGGTCGTATATCATATATTGGTTTTCATCCCAATAACAATATTGAAGCTTTGAAACGTCACTTATGTCATGAACGTTCTGGGTCATAGGATACGTTATTGCAGAAGGATGAAAAGGGTCGCTGTTAAAAAACGCATCAAAATAATATACAGGACTGTAATTAAAATGCGGCTGGGGAAACTGTTTAAACACTACCTGAGTTGCAATCGTTCCAATTAATCTAGTCATTTTTTCAATGTGCTTTAGCTTATATGGCTTTTTTGCAATCATTGAATCATACTCTTTATTTACATTTCTAGTAGCTCCATGCGTGTAGATCCTGCTCATTCTGTCAATCATTCTGCGAGTAACGTTAAACTCTGATACAGGAACTTCCCTAAAGGCATTTGCATTAAATCTGTCTTCAATGTACTGAACTGTATTGTCGCCTGCATAATAATCCAGCAGTCTATAAATAGACTCTCTCCTGTCTGTTGCATACAAAGTTTTTTGATTTTGTAACGATTCCTCAATTAATAACTGTGCTGTTTCAATCATAATTTTTCAGTCCTGTATTTTTGTTTACGAATAGGGAACCTTCCGCAAATGCCGTACCGCAAACTATCCGCTCCATGGTCATGCAGTCCATCTTTTAAAGGTTCATTATTCAATTTGCTACCCTCTTTATGCTCTGGATATCTATAACTTTCAAGGTCTTCAACTATTCCTGTGCAATTATAATTAATATGAAGTCTAATCTTT